CGATTTACCAGCCCAATTCTCATTGGCCCACTTCTCGCGGATTTCCTCGGTGGTTAGAATCTTATCTTCCATGCGGCTGCAAAAATCGCGGGTATCTCGGACTGTGGTGCCGTAATATTTCCAGCGTTCAGCACCTAGCTCTAAAGCAGTTGATACATTAATGCTGGCTGAGAACTGCATTAAAGAATCATGGGCAAATGCCACGGCATAGCGCCTCATGTTGTTGCCTACCTTATCTCTGGCATAGATGGTATGCAGACGATCAACCGCTTCCTGTACCAACTTGGCCTTGGTAGCATCATCACGATTCTCACGCACGAAATCGACTAATGCTTGGGCCTCATCATCATTGCTTTGGATGTAAACCCCATTAATGGCATGACGTATATCCAGCACCACATCCACCATCGCCTTGCCTGATATTGTGGATTGATAGACATTCCGCGACAGGGTTTCCAGATGGGTATTGGCGATTTCCTCAAAGCCTTGAAAAGTCAGCCGCTTTAACTGGCGTATGTTTTCCGCTTGATTGGTCAATAATTCAGCACTGCTCTGGCTAAACAGAGTCATTACACTGGCTGCGGCTTCATCGTAGTTATCCACCAGCCCATCAACGGACGCCATAAGGTCAGCATTAAATGCCTCTCTAAACTGCGACCTTGCTGCTATAGCCGCGTCCAGATCATGCAAGTTCCCCTTATCGGTTGGCAGATTGCTTGCTATGCGTATTGCCGATAATTCCAAAGCCGCCAACGCCTCATCAAGCCGCATGACATGGGCATCAGATAACCGATCAAGGTTTTCAATGTGGCGTTCTTCGGCTCCCATTTTTACACGGCCTCTGAGGTTGTTTGTCCATAAGGTTCAACAGGTTTATCGCCACCGCTAACAGGGTCAAGGCCCAAGCCCTCACGCGCCTCATTACGTGTGACCACGCCTGAATCAATGTGATATTTGAATATCTGTGCATCATCATTGTACTGACCAGCCGCAACAACACTGGTTTCAATCTCATTGATAGCCGCCACCAAGTCCTCGTCACCAAGCACTAACTCAGCAATGGCCTTGTCTACGCCTTGATTGAATGTGGTGCTGGTTACACCTGACGCTCTGGCACGTTGTAGGAACTCCAACTCAGTACCATAATCACGCAAGTTAAACGAATCGGGGTAATCCACCTCAATGTCGTTATTAGCTTCTTGCCATTGGCTGAACAAATCCCACACCTGCTCCTCAGCTAATTCAAGTAAATCAGCCTTTTCGCTTAGTTTGGCGTTCAGTAATTGGAACTCAGTCTGTAGGGCCACACCCGACTTTGTTTGTGCTTCTGTCGCACGAACAGCGCCCATGTGGGTCATGCGGTTAATCGCCTCCACCTTATCGGTAATGCTGGCCCTTATAGCGTCCAAGTTGCCACCATTAGGTTGCAGCAAATAAGGTTTAATTTCTTCACTATCATCAGCGACGATCACACCACCTGCACCTGCACTGGCATCGGTGTTCTGGCCCATCACCAAACTGGGGTGATTAGTGATACGAATTAGTTGTTCAATCTCAGACAGCTCGTTATAGATCGCCTTTTGCATATAGGCCACATCGGTTATATCGGATATGCCAATGCCGCGAACAGGCGAGCGATTAGCGTACAGACAAACGGCTGGCACTTTGCCTAATGGGTTATCCACAACCTCAACCAGCTCTGCTTCATCACCCTTAACGTGATAGCTGGCGATCTCATCTTGCCCCCATACGCGATAGAATGATTCATCAGCCGATGCCCACTCACGCACTTTCAGCATGGTTAACTGATAACGCCCATTAGCACCGCGTTCATAGCGCCAATCTAAGACGTTTTCAGGGGTAATAAGCGTGACGTATGGCCTAACCTCATCGACAAGCTCTTGTGCCTTGTTTACGGCCTCTGACTTGGGCTTATCGACTAACACCCACACATGCCCATAAACACCCGACCATGCCTGTGCGTCACGCATAAAGGAATTAAAGTTGCGCCCATCCATATCAGCATCGTTTAAGAATTGCTGGATGATCGGGTCATTATCCTGACTGCCAAAGTTGCGCGTTGGTGGTAGCCGCCAGATGAAGCTGGAATAGATATTAATGACGTTCTTGCAATGGTTGTCCAGTGGCGTTAAATCGATACGCTTTTCATATTCAGCATCAGATTCTTTAATATATTTGAGCAAATAATTACCACCACGATACTCATCACCGCCCGTGTAGGAACGCAGAAAAAACTCCCACTTCACAGCGTTTGAATTGTACATCGGGTTTGTTGCCGTTAAATCTTCAACTTTCATCAAGTCCACCTTTGCGGTTGTCTGTCGCCTTGGTCTTTGCGAACAGGAAATAAATAATCCACACAGTAGCCAACGGCATCGTTCATGTGGTCAAACCCCGAATCTTTATCAGGCTGGCTAGTCCCCTCTTTGTAGGTGTGACGCTCCAAACCTTGAATAGTGTGCTTACACGCTGGGTCGATAAATAAATGTCGTTCCCCATCGGTTGTCTTTAAGCGTGAATTGACCGCGTTAATACGATCTCTCACGGCTGTATGCTTTGGCCTTACTTTTACTGTGAACCCTGCGTTCTCCAATATGGATAAATCCGTCCTACCCCCTGCGCTGGTCTTTCTCTGCCTAGCTGCTGGGTCAGGGTAAATAGTGATACGCCTATCTGGATAACGCTGTTTGATTTCGTCTGCCATTTCATCCGTATTTGAGCCATGAATAACGATTTCATCAATGGCGTGTAAGGTATTACCCTCGCGGTTAAAGACCACAGCGCTCATTGGGTCAATGTTAAAGTCCAAACCAATATGCACTGGGTCGGCTTTATTCAACTGCGCCTTGGTTACTGATTTCTCACGCGCAAAATTGTAATAAATAATCCCCGAATAATTGACGAACTGTGCCAGATATTCTTGTTGAAATGTACGCTCATCAAGGTCACGTTTTGCCGCATCAATTTCTTCTTCTGGGACGTTGCCGCCATCCAGTGTGGTGTATTGGTAACTTGCCCAGCCCTCGCGTCCATCAATGCCATCACACCATAGGTCATAGAAATGGTTTCTACCCTTGGGTGAGCCAATGAATAACGCTGCCCCCTGCTTATCAGACAAGGTAGGTCTTAACACCTCCGTCCAAGCGGTCTTTTTCATATCAGCAAATTCATCTAACACGATAAAATTCAAACCAACACCACGCAGACTATCAGGGTTATCCGCACCCTTTAGGTTAATCATTGAGCCGTTTTTTAATCGTATTGATAAATCAGACTCATTAATCTTGTCGATATACCCATCGGGAATAAACTTTTTAAGCATTTCCCAAGCTATCTGTTTAGCCGCCTTGTAAGTAGGTGCGACATACCAGCAATGCCTTTCGTTTGCCATTAACGCATTACGCAACAACTCAACAATGGATAGATACGTCTTGCCAAAGCGTCTACCTGCCACCACTGTTCTAAATCTTGTTTCATCTAACAGCACTTCACTCTGGGGCTGCGTCAGCCGCATAAGCCTCAATCCTTATTTGTGGCAGTTCAGTAATGGCGGTTTCAACCCTGTCTGTCTGGCCTAACCATTGTTTGCCTAGCCATACGAGCATAGTGGGATTGCCATCCATTGCGGTTGTGTATTGCTTGCGCCTGAGTGACATTTTGCCGTTTGCACTTTTTTGTGCGAAATAGTCCGAAAAACCGCATTCAGCCTCACGCTTACAGGCAGCATTTAAGGTGTCATAATCACAGCCAAGCACACCAGCGATTTCTTCACCAGTGCATTGAATGGCGCACATTTTATCCACTGTTTCCCAATCTATAAGGAAATGGGGTCTACCGTTTTTTGCTTGCATATAAATCCTCTTACCCCTGTTTTATACAACCAGTAGGGGTGACACTGGCTCACGAATTAAACACTTAGCCAAGTCATTTATGCTGCGTTTAACCCTGTATTTTGTATATCACCAAAAGGCTTACCTGTTTCTTCGTGTATAGCTGTCTTACCAGTAAAGTCTTGCCAGCGTTTAATGATTACGTCACAGTATTTAGGGGAGAGTTCTAGAATTAAGCAGTGCCTATCTGTTTTCTCGCAAGCAATTAGTGTTGATCCAGAGCCGCCGAATAAGTCTAAAATAACTTGCCCTGTGTTAAATTTAGCCCAAATATCTTCAAATAATTTAACGGGTTTTTGCGTAGGGTGTACCCGCTTTTCGCCTTTTTCACTATCTTTGCGGAACCCATCCCAAATATGCGTAAACATTCTCACAGGCTTTTTTATATTTGTGTAACACAGTTCGCAATCTGCATAAGTAACACTCTTGCTGCCCTGCTTATCCCACACTATCCAGCAAGAGCTATCAGGCAGCACTGATGAATAATGGTTAGCTCCCCAAAAATATAGCTCTGGGATATTCATACCGAGAGCTAAGTTGAAAACATCTTTAGCAACCTCTGAATCATGGTCATTTATAACCGCGCCATAAGTTTGAGATTTGCCTATTTTTTGATTTTCCTTATCTAACCCTATGCCGTAAGGTGGGTCGGTAAAGATTGCATTTGGTTTTAGGCCGTTCATTAACTTATCAACCGCATCAATAGACGTAGAATCGCCACACATTAAACGATGATTACCCAACACCCATACATCACCCTCAACTGTGATCGGGTTTTCTGGAACTTCTGGAACAGCGTCCTCATCGGTTAAGCCCTCCACCTCATCAGCCACAAGTAATGCTTCAAGCTCGTCAACGTCAAAGCCTGTCAGGGCTAGATCAAAGTCCAGTTCTTTTAGGCTTTCCAGTTCTAGCGCCAATAAATCATCATCCCAGCCAGCATTTAAGGCCAACTTGTTGTCCGCAATAACGTACGCTTTCTTCTGTGCATCAGATAAATGGGCTAAACGTATACAAGGCACTTCATCTAAGTCCAGCTTCTGTGCTGCCATTAAGCGCCCATGACCTGCAATAATGCTGTCGCTTTCATCAATCAGAATCGGGTTAGTAAAGCCAAATTCACGAATTGAAGCAGCCACCTGTGCCACCTGTTCCTCGCTGTGTGTTCGACTGTTGTTGACGTAAGGTATCAACCGCCCTAGTTCTAATTGTTCAACTTGCATTTTATTCCCCATTACATGCACTTAAATTCAACCATACAGACAAAATGCTTACTTATCCTCACCGAATTTCTGGCGCATTTTTTCCTTTGCTTTTTCTTTACGTTCATTCAATGCCAACCACTCAGACTCACCATGTTTGCATCTATAAATCGTGCCGCCAGCCGCCAAATACTCAGCCAACTTTTCATCTGAATATGGACTAGGCAGATCGTCTTTTTCGCTCACGAAAATACCTCGGAAACTCTGTCCATTTCAGCCTCAGAAGATCAAGGGCTAGACCAACGTCCCAACCAGTGTGCATACTGCCCGAATCCTGCAACGTGCCAGAATCGTATTTGGCTGTATAACGCAGATCACCCTGACTACTGAATCCTTTGAGATATTTGGATTGCCAGGAGCGTATTGTTGCGCTTTTGATGCCTGTTTTTTCGGTGATTTCAGCGACAGTCAGACCTGCTTTAAGAAGCTTAATAACTTCGGCATGTTTTTTAACTTTGTTTATCATCAATTCCAACTATTTAATTTCAATCGAACCTTGTCGGCCCCACCGTTTTTCTACATTGATTCGCCAAATATGACTATCATCAGCATAAACAGCATCAAGCAGTGCTTTCATCAAATTATCAATGTCGGGCCTTTGCTTATGAGGCCACCCATCATTTTCCACTTTCTTTTTTTCGCTCCAAGATTTCGGCATTGGTAGTGTGAAAATGACTTTTGAATGGTTATCTAGGCATACACCACGCAACCTCACCTCATCGGCAAAGGCTCGGTATCGCATAACACAATCACGTTTTTTCCATTTATCAGCGCGTGTTTGTCTTGGCTTTGGAACTGGAGTAATCGGGTGCATCATATTTTGATAAGCCCCATTTCCAGCATAATCATTTGGCTACGCACCATGCCTTGTAGGTGTGCCAGCTCTAAAAATTCTTGATCAACATCTTTATGTGTGCGTCGATCAATCGCGTCATGACAAGCTGAACACGCGAATGCACCGTGAATATCATTATGTTTCATACCCATGCCACCACCATTCAAGTGAGCTAATACGACTGTCTCAGAGTTGAAGTTGCAGATACCCTGTATGCGTATTTGACAATCTTGCCCTTTCGCTGATTTTGTCAATTTACTCATGCGGCTTCCCTCTCATTAAAATCTTGCTCCACCCTTGGAAAAAAGCGCCAATGAAGCACCTCTTTTAACTCAATAGTGGTTGTATAGGCACAATCATCTTGAAGGGCAATCCAACTCCAATCTTCTCTCAAATATTTCCTGGAGTGGATGTAAGCGGAGTCAATGAGTTTAGCAGCCATAAATCGTCTTTTTCGTCCATACCTAACAACGCATTTCACTAAAACCACTTTACCAAGTGGTGGTAATTTATCAGATGGGTTAAACCATTCACTCATTAGCCTTGCTCCTATCGGATGGTGTCCGTTTGATCGCGCCCATTTATGCGGCTTCCTTGTATTGCTTGTACAACTGCTGTGATGGCTCTGACCAAACAACATTGCGCTCACTACCAAAGGCGTACATATATTCGATACAGTCGGACATTTCTGGTTTTGTTAAATCTCTTGATGAACCACCAATCATGATGATGCC